TTCCGATGTCATCCGTCGCGGTGTTAAATATGTCACGGAATGCGTCGTATGCGTCGTTTAGTTCTTCTGAGGGCCATACGGAGCGCAATTCGGAATAAATCTCGGCCGTATCCTGATAATATTGGACGGGTTCGAATAGCTTATCGCGAACCGTCTCTTTGTAGAGCGAGAACTTTCTTTTGAATTCTTCGAGCTTGGTTTGATCCTTTACGCCAGTATTTAGAACTTTCTCGGTTTCATTGGTCACGACGTCCGAGATTTCTTTTTGCTCATCGACTCCGGTGTCCGGGTCTTTGGTTGGTATCGTGCCGTTTCCGGCTTCGTCTGAGACGGCCGAGGTTGCCGCTGTGGCGTCGATTGCGGTCGTTTCTGGTAGATTGTCCGTGACTGACGGGAAAGACTCTTCACCGGATTCAACGAACGTCATTTGAAGGACACAATTGCCCTTTTGACGATTGTTTGTCGTGACGTTGATCCGTAGCGGTGAGACGTTGAATTCCGGGTATGTCGGAAGGATCAGGATTCCGTTGCCCTTCTTATTGAATTCAGTAATAAGCAAATCCCTCACTTGAATATAATCCATCGTTACGACGCCGTTTGACGTCGTCACTTTGATATTGTTCCCGTCTAGGTATCCGGTGACTGAGAATTCTTCCGCTTTCTTGCCTGTATCTTCCCTATAAGGCGTATTACGGAAGATATATTCATGAGTCGTTCCGCGACGGCCAGCGGTGCGACCGTCAGAACGGACGCGAAAAGGAATACCACGAAAAGAAGCTGAATTATCGCTTCCAGAAACTTGTCGAATTTTGTTTTCAAAGGCCATTATGCGAACATTGGAGCGGGCGTCATTGTCCCGGTGTCAATCACTCTCACATTCGAGTTTGAATTGCGAGACTCGACTTTCGTCTGAGTGTTTCCGTTCCCGTCCTGCTGGATACCGATATTGATCTCGTTGTTTATATTATTAACGTTCGCGGCGGCATTAGCGAGAGGGCTTGAAGCGGCTTCGGCCGCTGATCCTGAAGATGATCCGGCCGTTTCCTCATCGTCACCGAATAGGCCCGTAATCTTATCAGATAGTTTTCCGATCATATCCAAAGCAAAGCGGATATTCTTGATCACGGTTTCCTTGAATATTCGGGCAAACTTTCCGAGCCGAGGGAATATCTCTTCAAGCTTATTGATCCCCTTGTTCAGCATGTCATTGAACGGCCTTAGAAGATTCCCAAGGATGGGCCGAAGTTTAGTGATTATGACTATCCACGCGGCAAAAACGGCAATGACTGCGCCGACTACAAGCAAAACCTTTCCGACCACAATCAGGATCGGAGCCATTGCGGCCGAAAGGCCGATCATCGTCGGAATCATGGCCGTTTTGATAAATGTCACTAAAAGCGGAAGGGTTGTCATTAGACCCCCGAGGGCGATTGCCATTTGTCCAAATATGAGCAATATCGGCCCCAATACGGCCGCTAATGCCCCGAATACGACAATTGCGACCTTAACCGACTTGGGCATATTGGAAAGCTTATCGGCAACCTTTGTAAATATGATCAGAGCTTTTTCCGCAACCGGAAGAAGTATATTTCCGAATGATACGGCAAGATCATTGATTCGGGCCATTAGGTTGCGAGTCCGATTCGCAACGGATTCGCTCGATCTGGCATAATCTCCGATTGCATTTTTTGACTGACTGATCGCGATTTGAAGGGTCGCCATCGCCTTTTTTTGGCGCATCGTCTCATTTGTGAACGCTCCGGCGGCTTCCATTGCCTTGACCTTGGCTTTCACGTCTTCTTCAAGGATCGCGATTCCTAGCTCTTTGACGCTCTCACGCTCGCCGAGAAGGGCTTTTGTCAATGCTTTGGATGCTCGTTCAGCCCCGCCCTCGATATTCGTGAATGAAGCCAAATCGACGGCTAATTCCTGAACACTACTCGAGAGGCCCAAGGCTGATTCCTTACTGAACTCAAATCCGGTCAATAGGTCGGCGGTGCTGGACAATAGCGCCTTTGATTCGTTCTTCGAAAGTCCATATGAATTAGCGAGCTTCTTGGCCGATTCTTCCGCCGCTGAATTTATGCCATCGAATACAACCCCGAATTTCTGTGATGTTTCGAATGCATCCGAAGCGGCCTTCAGTGATGCGGCTCCCATCCCAAGAATCGGAAGGGTTGCGCCGATAGTCAGCTTTGAGCCGATATTGGACATCTTATCGCCTACGCTTCCGAGAGTCTTCCCGAAAGTGATAAAGTTGCGATTTGCCCGATTAGAGACTTTTGCGGTGCGCTCTAGGTTCTTATTGATCACACCAAGCTTTCGACTGAAATTGTCGATTAGCTTGATATTGACTGATACTCCTAGCGGCATGACTTATGTTTCGGCGGCGTTCTCTTGTATTTCCTTGAACTCTTGATGAGTCCGATACCAGAACCATAAATCAACCAAGGGCATTTCGTCAACTTTAGATCCCATACCGAAGCCGCCTAATTCGCCCGGAGCGGCAACGACCTTGACCATCGTCTCGATGTCTAGTCGTCTAAAGATCCGGCGAAAAAACCCGTAAGCTCAACTTTCAGCTTCATGTAGTCTTCCCACTGTAATCTCTTTGCGCTTCCATGTGGAAGTCCTGCAAGCTTCTCGATCCACTTCTCGGCCTTCTCGCCGTTCATCTCGTAGCTTCCATCCTGAAAATACTTCATCGGCTCACCGATCTTTATTACTTCGGGAGTCGTTGGCTGTCTAAGCTGCAAGACTTCTCTCTCTTCGGAGAAGACTTCCAAGGGTTTAGAAAGGGGAAACTCGAGCCAAAATTCTTTCTCGAGTTCCTCTTTCAGTTCTGCTTCGGCCTTCTTTGTGTCGTCGTTTTCTTGTGTCATAAATTACGATCCTTTGATCTCTTTGACGCTTCGTGTCATGGATTGGAAATTGACCGGGATGCCTGAGTTTCCGAGATTGACGGAAAGCTCGGCAGTCTGGGCGCAATCTTCAAGCACGTATGTCTTGCCGTTTGCAGCCTGAACTTGAACCGGAACCCCTTCGAGGCCGTCAAGCTTTGTCACCTCAAGACCGCCAGCGTCGCGAATAGTTCCTTCAAGGCGAGGAATTGTGTTCGTGATGATGTTGGCGACATGGCCGTCGGCTCCGGCTTCTGGCTCTGAGCTTTGCTTGGAAACGGTCACGGTGAATTCACCGAATACGTTATAAGGGACGTTGTCGATTAGAACGCTGAACGTTCCGGCTGCAATTTTACCGAATGACATGGCTTTATAGTGTGAAGGTTATTTTGCCCGCTATGATGCGGAGTTGATTTACAAGATCAGGCGGAAGAACAACATTGACGCGAGTTGGATCAGTAGCGTCGCGCTCGACGATTAGATCGGCCTCGAATTGGTCAAGATTCTCGATCAAGCCCTCTTGAACAAGGATCGTCGCCCATGCCACGATGTCGGCCCGGATGCTTGAAGGAGTTGCGATAAGAGATCCGCCAGTGAGGAAAGCGCCGTCATCGGCAAGCTTGTATCCCTTGAATTTGCTCATGCGAGCAAGGAAGCTTTGGCGGATAGCTTGAAGTGTTCTAGGTGTTTGAGAATCGAGATATGCGGTCGAAGGTTGACCGCCTGAGTTCTTCTGAAAGTTTGTGATCTCGCGGCTGATTATCACCTTGCCGTCGTGAGTGACTTCAGTTGTCGCGATGCCGCTATATAGAAGCGTATTGCGATCATTGAAGCTTCGGCGGTTCTCTACGAAATCAGGTGTGACGCCCTTCAACTCGCCGTCAGCGAAACGCGCCCAAGGCGCTGCCGGGTCGTTTCCTGCTGAAAGAGATCCAAGGCCCGCCGCCGCTGCCGCGACTTGGTGATCTGCCATGAAGTCAGATTTTCCAGCGTCAAGAGTCAGATTGAATTCGTTATTCTGCCCGGTTCCGAATGCTGTGAGTGCGCCAGTTGTTCCGGTCTTTGCCGCAAGACCGAAGCCCTCGAGCTGAACCATTGATTGATTGCGACGATCAAGCTCGGTTGTCCAAGCTGTCATGTTCGCCGAATCAGTGTAAGGCATACAAAAATCGGTGATTACTTCGTCGGGAAGTGCTGCGATTGCTGTTGAAATGTCTTCGTTTGAAGCGCCCGCGACTGTGTTGGCGATCACGAAAGAGGTTCCGGCTGGATTCTTGTCGCTGCCTTGTCGTGAAGCTGTGAAAGGATTCACAAGAACCGGAATTTGATCTGTCCATTCTCCGGTGTTTTTAGCTGTAAGAGTGACGACGTTTGTCGCTGCGCTTGCTCCCATGAGCATGTCTGTATTTGCGTCAACCGCGTTCGCGATAGCTGTGGCGATTGTGTCGGCAGAGTCACCGCTTGCAACTTGAACGATCACGCGAAGATTCGCGATATAAACGTTCAGGATTCCCGCTTCTGTTGCTGGCCCTGTAACTGTGATCGTCTTGACGGCGGCGGTTCCGTTGTTACCGAGAGGAATCGCGTCAACGCGAATATTCGGGTTGTTTTCCTTAAAATATGCATACAAATCGGCAAGGTGAGAGCCTTGACCGAATAGCAACTTCGCTTGATCGTTGTCGCTTACGAAGTTGAAAGAGTTTTCCGCGACCGTTGCGTCTGCTGTCAGTTGGCCGATCAATACGGCCCTTGATTGTGTGACGAGAGCCGATGACGCTTGGCTCGGATCGAACTCGATATAAGTTCCGGGATTGCGGTTCAGTTCGTTGTATTGATTAAGAGCAACCATTTTTTATTCCTCGCTTGTGGTGGTCGGCGCTGGCGCTGACTTCTTCTTTTTGGGTTTAGATTGTTTTACTTCGACGAGATCGCCGGAGCGTA